AGAACTTATTAATGAAGTCCTAATCAGGTTGAGAGAAGAAACCATTGCTACCGATTGGTCGGGTAATATCAATGATAGTTCAACAGTAACTGACTATCAAAAAGTTATTGGCTCATTGATTAACGACTCTAAGAGAAATATTGAAAGTTATCACGACTGGTTGGTTCTTCGTGAAACTAAAGATGTTGCTACTGTAGATGGTACTAGAAACTACAACCTATCTTCTGGTCAAGAAATAAAAGTAGTAGATGTTATCAATCAAGCAACTGGTGCTAATCTAGTACAAGTCAGCAGACACTACATGAACTCTACTAAATACCCATCAGAAAACTCTGGTGAGCCTCTTTACTATGCTTTTAATGGTTCTGATAGTTCTAATAATCTAAAAGTTGATTTAGAGCCTAAACCTAATTCAGTACAAACTCTTTCATTTGATATAGTTAAGTATCAAGATGAATTAAAAACAGCTTCAACTGTATTAAAGATTCCTAATAAACCAGTTATTATAGGTGCTTGGGCGAGAGCTGTAGCTGAGAGAGGTGAAGATGGTGGTACTCAAACAGGAATCATTGCAGAAGAATTTAAAGAGATTTTAAATCAATCTATTATATTAGATAGTGGTAATACTCAATATGAAACAGACTGGTACGTTAGCTAATGATAAAGAAACTATCATATAAGCCACTGGATAATATAGGACTCAACGGACTTAATACTCAGAATAATCCTGCTACGTTAGGTCCTGAGTGGTTAGCTAAGGCTGAGAATATTGTTCTTAGAGAGTCAGGTCGTATATCTTTTAGAAAAGGTTTAAAGCAGAATGTCTTAGCTAATACTGATGGTGCTGCTTCAGCTCCACTAAAGATAGGTTCTATTGTAGAACATAAAGATGGCTCTACTAATAAGGTGTTTGCAGGTGTAGGTACTAAGATTTATACTGTTGGTTTCGGAACACCAGATGTTCCTTGGACTGGCTCTTTCACAGCAGGTACAGCTTCAGACTGGCAATTTGTAAACTTCAACAAAGGTTTATACGGATTCCAAGCTGGTAATCCACCTATTAAATATACTTCTAGCACTTGGGCGGTTACAACTAACAAGCCAGCAGGTGTAACTACATTCGACCCTAGTTGTGGAATGGGTTACTACGGTAGAAATTGGGTTGGTGGTATTACTGAAGAGAAAGATGTAGTTTATTACTCAGATACCCTAATCGGAGATACTTGGACAGGAGGTGCTTCTGGTTATATTGATTTAAAAACTGTATGGGGTACAGATGAGATTGTAGCTATTGCACCTTTCTACGGTAAGTTAGTTATATTCGGAAAGCATAATATTGTTATATACTTAGACCCTCATGTTCCATCAGCATCAACTTTTCAATTAGATGAAGTCATTAGAGGTGTTGGTTGTACTTCAAGAGATACAGTCGTAGCAGTTGGTGATGACTTATTATTCTTATCTGATACTGGACTTAGGTCTTTAAATAGAACAACTGAATTAGATAAAGTACCACTTGCTGATTACTCTCCTTCTGTTAAAGATACAATAATTAGAAACATATCACAGAGTTCTATCGTTAAAGCTGTCTATGTGGAAAATGAAGGTGTTTATATTATGTCATTCGTTGACTTGAATATTACATACGTCTTTGATATGAAACATCTAACACCTAATAAATCACCAAGAATAACTACTTGGCATTTTGATTCAGATAGAGAGCCTACAAGTGTGGCTTATACAGAATCTAAAGGATTCTTAATAGGACAAAGAGTTGGTAGTATTGCTACTTATGAAGGCTATCACGACAAGAAGTATATTAGTGGTGGAACATATACATCATATTCTTATAATGGTATATTCTTAACAACATGGTTAGACTTAGGTGATTCAGTCGTAGCTGCATTATTAAAGAAATTAAAAGCTGTTATCAGTGGTGGTTCAGGAACTGTTGTTGGTTTGAAGTGGTATAAAGACTTTAATGTAGTTCCATCTAAGACTTTAACCTTCCAGTTAAATCCTACAACTACAGGAACAACATCCTTATGGGGTGCTAGTACATCTTTATACGGTGCAACTACAGTAGCACATACACACGTTGCAGCTACTCACCCTGCCAGTTCTAAATATGCTCCTGTATATGGATTAAAAGAATACAATTTAAACTTAACAGGGTCAGCTAAGTTCTTACAGATTGAGATGAGTGCTGAAACAAAAGGGTTTGTAGCATCATTACAAACTTTAACATTATTATTTAAACAAGGGAAAATACGATGAGTACATATACAATAGCGGTAGCTTGGTCAGGTAAAGATGCCTTATCTGATTCCGATGCAGCCAAGGTAATATCAGGTGCTGACTTTAATACAGAATTTACAGCAGTACAAACAGCAGTTAATACAAAAGCCGAAGTAAATGGTTCAGCTAGTGAATCTTTTAGTGCTACAACAGCAGCAGCAGGTACTAATACTACACAGGTAGCTACTACTGCATTTGTTAAGACAGCATTAGGTTTAGTTTATCCTGTAGGTGCTATCTTCACAACAGTGACTGCGTATGCAGATTCCGCTGCGGTAGTTACAGCAATAGGTGGAACTACTTGGGTAGTCTTCGGAGCAGGTAAGGTTCTAGTAGGTGTAGATTCTAGTGATGCAGACTTTGATACTATTGAAGAAACTGGTGGTACTAAAACTCATACATTAACAGCTGCTCAATTACCTGACCATAATCATACTTATGCGAAGCTAACAGGTCAAGGCTCTGGTTCAGGTGTGAACTTTGCAGGTTCTTCTACAGGGTTAGCTTATACGTGGAAGAAGACAGACGATGAGACTGTAACAGCTACTACAAACCACTCTTTAGATACGTCTGATATTGCAGCAGGAACATATCCAGCTGGTGGTTCACACCCTATTGTACAACCATACATCACTGTATATATGTGGAAGAGAGAAGCTTAATGAAAGGTTTAGAGAGAAAATATAAAGGAGAAAGACATGGGAATGTTTAGTACAATCGGTTCAATAGCAGGTGGTTATTTCGGTGGACCAATGGGTAGTCAGTTAGGCGGAATGATTGGTGGCTCTTTAGATGGTAAGGGTGCTGTTAAAGGTGCTAAAGGTATGCAAGGAGATGTTAGAGCAATGTCTGAGGCTCAATACCAAAGAGCATTACCTTGGGATGCGTCAGGTGAGTTTGGTAGTATTAAATATGACCGTGATGGTAAAGCAGTATCTTCATCATTATCTGCCCCTTGGCAATCACAACTTGATAGATTATTAGGTAGAGCTACTACTACTGGCGAGCAGATTTCTAAATACTCAGCAGACCCTATGATTGCTCAACAGCAATTATATGAACAACAACAAGCCTTATTTGCTCCCGAACAAGAAAGACAAAGATTATCACAAGAGGCAAGACTACTTGCACAAGGTAGATTAGGTACAACTGGTGGTGCTGGTCAAATGCAAGCACTACTAGAAGCACAAGGTATGCAAAACTTACAAAGACAATACGGTGCTTTTGACAAGTCTATGGAGATGGGTACTACAATGAGAGATTGGGAAGAGTCAGATATTGCTCAATCAACTGATATTGGTAAACTACCACAAGATTACCTACAAATGGCTAAGTCTGGTGGGATAACCTCAGACCCTTATGCTGAACAAAAAGTTCAAGCAGCAGGTAATGTATATGGTGCTAAATCATCAAGACTAGACGGTATTGGTGATGCTCTTGGTGGAATGATGGGTGGCGGTGGAAACGACCCAGGACAGAGAAACTTTCTTGGAGACCTATTTGGAACTAACAAAAATGTAGGTGGTGGTGCTGGGCATAAAGACAGTATGGGATTATATGGTGGTATGCCTACAAGAAGGTTTACTTACGTTTAGGAGATAATAATGGCAACAACAATGTTTACAAATCCATACGATGCTCAAATAGCCGAACAAGAAGCATCAAGAGCAAGAGCATTAGAGTCATCTAAGATTCCTTGGTATCAACGTGGTGCTTATGAAGGTCAAATGGCTGGTGAAGACTTCGGCAGAAACTTAGGTGGTATGCTAGGCATGCAAACTGCTGAAGAAGTAAAACAAGGTAAGATTGAAGAAATCATGGGTCAGTACGGTGAAGGTGCTAAATCTTATGAACAACTGTTAGCGATTGCTGATGACTTTAGAAGTGCTAATATGTTAGACCTGTGGGAAGAAACTATGGGTATGGCAGATGCGATGCAGACTACATCCACGATGAGTACAGCAATGAAAGACAAGCGTGATATTGCTAAATATCAATTAGGCTGTGATTATAACGATGTAGAGTGTGCTAAAAAAGCAAACAAAATATATATTGAGACCAAGCGTAAAACAGCAGGTGAGATAGGTGAGGGAGAGTTTAGAAAAGGACAGTCTAAGATATTAAACGCAGCAGAAACAAAGATTTATGATGATGCTGATGAAGCAAACTATCAAATTGCTTCTATCGACCAATCTATTAAGATGATGGATGATATTTATACTGGTGCTGGTGGTGATTGGCTTGCTTATGGTAAGAACTTAGCGTCATCTTTTGGTTTTGCTGAGGCTGACTGGGCTGCTGGTGAAGAACAATTCAAAGTTAATACTATGAAGTCAGTAATGGCTTGGGTTAAACAGACTAAGGGTGCTATTTCAGAGAAAGAAATGAAACTATTTGCTGATGCCTCTCCTGGATTATCAAGAACTAGGGCTGGTAACAGATTGATTCTAAACACAATGCGTGAAGCGGCTCTTTATCAGAGAAGATTAGAAGATGAGTATGGTATATGGGCTGAAGAAAACCCTAAAGGTGGAATTAGACAGTGGAGAGCACACAAGCGTAATTGGAACTTAACTAATGGTATTAAAGCACCTACAAGTGCTGAAATCCAAGCAGCACTTAAACCTGATAGCTCAGTTCCTACTGTTAGTACCACTACTAAACCATTCATTATTGAGGTTGTGGAATAATGCCAACATATAGATTAACAGACCCTATATATGGTCGAGTAATTAAGGTTGATTTACCTGAACCTCCTACAGAAGAAGAAATAAAAGGTTTTTTCTCAGAGACATTTCCTGAAGACAGAGAATTAAAGTTCTCAGGGCTTGCAGAAAATAAACAATATATGGCGGACTTAAAAGGCAACTGGAAGTCTGAAGGTAACGAAGAGTTTGAAGGCGAAGATTCAGAACTTGTAGAAAAAGATTTTGAATATTGGAACTCTGTTGAATTTAATCTTACTAATGGTGCTATTGAGTTAGTAACCACATTTGCTAATTTAGAGCCTAAAGAAGCACAAAGAATATTGCGTAGATACGACACATACGATAGAACAAGTGCTACTGGCGAAGGTTCAAGAGATTTCTCTGAGCAATTCAAAGGTGTTAGTTGGGCAATGATAACTGACCCTACGAGTTATGCTGGTGGTTTCGGAATAATTAAAAGTCTGTTAGCCAAGAATGGCACTAGAAGTCTATTAAAAAGCATCTTAATCAAAGCCGCTACCCCTATGGGTGTTGGTGCTGCTTATGGTGCTGCTGCCGATGCAGAGCATCAAGCAATGTTGATGGAATTAGGTGCACAAGATGAATATAGTGGCACTCAAACCGCTGTGTCTGCTGGATTAGGTGCTGTATTAGGTAAGGTTGCACCGATAGCAACTAAAGCAGTTATAGGAACTACGAAAACGGCTGTTAAAATGTTACAGCCATCTAAATGGAAGTCAGGATTAGAAAGTGCTGAAGCTGCTGCTATGGAAACTATGGGTGGTGCAACGGTTGCTAAACAAGGAGTAATCAAAGAGGGTGAAGAATTATTAACGTCAGGAGGTGGTCATGCTGAAGCTGCTATAACAGCAAGCAACAGGTTAAGTGATGAATTTTCGGCTGGTTGGACAAAGTTTGATGAAAAATATACATCATTAGGTCAACTTGATGTCAGACCTCAACATCTAATTTCTCTTCTTAATAATCTTAAACAGAAAGAAATTCAAGGACTAGGCAACATAGAGCAATACGTTGATTTAATGTCTAAAGGTGAAATAACACCAACAAGGGCATTGAGATTAATTCGTAGTCAGCTTGGTAAGTTGCAACAAGCATCTTTAAAAGATACAAATGCAAATCACGGTGCGGATGAAATTTTGGAAACCTTTCATAACGAGTCTAAAGCCATCTTTGCTACCGCTGCTCAAAGAGTAGGAAAAGGAAAAGAGGCAAAGAAACTTGATGCTGAGTATGCTGAGTTTGCTTCAATCCAAGGAAGACATGATATTATTAAAGCATCTAATCAAACAAGCAAGGCATCGGACCTAATATCAACGATTGTAGCAACACCTGAAAAATCACATATTCGCATTAATGAATATCTAACAGAAATATCTAAGATAGCAAAAGCCTCTGGTAATAAAGAGTTTGTAAAAGAGCAGACAGAATTACTTGGTGCGTCTTTAGCAGAATATTTGTTTAAAGGTGGCTCTGGTAAATTCCAAGCCTTTGCAAAATCACCTTCTGGTCAGAAAACATTACTAGCCTTGTATCCTGATTTAACACCAAAAGGTTTAAATAGATGGTCAAGAATACTTGAGAACGCCTCAGTACACGGTGGTGCTGCAACATTCTGGGGAAGGATGATTTCTCAAACACTTGCTGGAACTCTAGGTGCTGGAATTGCTGGCAAGATGGGTGGTGTTTTATCATTCATTGGTATGGCTAGACTCTTACGCTCACAGAAGTTTCAAGATATGGCTATGCGTGTTTACGCTAGAGAAGGAATTAATCAAAAAGCACTTAACAGAATGGAAACTTATCTAGTTAAGCAAGGAATGAGTGAGAAACAAGCACGAGGATTTATTGCTAATATAAGTGGAACTGTAGTAACTAAAGCCGCTACATCTCAAATTCCACAAGAAACAAAAGATACAGCGGTTCAATACGCTGATAGATTACCAACTGAATTTTAACGGAGAATAAATAATGGCATCGAGAAATCCAACCACAGGTGACAACTGGACAAAGGCTGAAGAAGAAGCATTTAACAAGGCAGAGTTTGAAAAGAACTTAGCTAGATTTGAATCAATGACACCTAAAGAGTTAGGCAATACTGGACCTTCACACGAAGGAATGGGTACGGAGTTCTCTCCTGATAGGTGGCAAGCATACATAGACTGGTTAATAAAAGCAGGTATGGAAGCAGAAGCTAAGATATTAGAAAATGCTATTGTTGAGAAAGTAGAGATGAAGGTCTTACCTAAAGAGTTATATTGGGATGAAGACGCTACTGATGCTGAAATCGAAGCTGATGTTAAAGCCTATGATGAAGGTGGTCCATACGTTAAATCTGACCCTGCTGATGCTTTAATTGACTCAAGAGATAAGCGTGGTCTTACAGGTAATAGAGACCCTGAGACTGGTGACTTAATGCAAGGACCTGAAGATGCTAGGACTGACACATTCTCACGACCTATTGATATTGAGAACTTTGAAAAAGATGATGAGTCGGTGACTACTTCAGATAAACAAATTCCTACTGATGACATTATTGAAGCTATAAATGCTCGTAAACCTGAATTAGCAGAAAGAGCTAAAGATAGAGAAGAAAGACTTAAAAACTTAGAATCTATCGTAGATATTGAAGATGAAGACTCTGTTGAAAACTGGATGGAAAACTTTGAGTCTATGTCAGATGATATGTTTGAATCTATTAAGTTTGAAGATTTATCCCAATACGGTGCTAATGCTGAAGATGCTTATACTGAGGTTAAGTTAGCTAAAGATAAATCAGACGATGAATTTACAGATGCTCAACTGGATGCTGCTGAAACAGATAGAGAAGCTATGGAAATGGGTTCTGAGTTGGATTCTGAAATCGAAGCTCAAGAAAATGCTGAGTTAGAACAGCAAATGATGCAGTATGAGACTGACCAAGATAAGATGGAAGCTGACTTTGAAGAACGTGAGTTCCCTATGGTGGGTATGTCAGATGAAGATAAAGGTATGTTTACTTTTAAGAAGACTGAAAGCAAAGACGATAAGACAATAGGTGCAGGAATTGGGGTTATTGTTGAAGATACTGGTATGAACGAAGAACAAGCACGTCAACTAATGACTAAGTTAAAAGGAATATGTGGCTAATATGGATATTAAAGAACTATTTGGTTGGTATTTAAAATCTGACCCTCACCCCACCCAAGATAGATGGAAGGCGTTTGTAAAAGATATGATTGCTAAAGGTAAATTTAGACCTAAAGGTAGTGGTATGCTAACAA